ACGATTTCATAGAGCCAATGCCCTTTATAATGTTTTAGATAAATAACAATATGAGTACAGAAATTAACAACGTAGCAGAATCCTTATTTGAAAAAATCCGCAGTAGATTTGAAGATGTCAGTTTAGGTGATGAAAACGCCAAGTCTACACAAACTCCTGAGGATGCTAGATTCTTTAACTTTGACTATGAAGTCAACGGCCACAATCACGGTAATATCACAATCAGTCTGATAGACGAACAAGCACTCAAAGTTTACTTTAGTAAAAACATTACCAATGATCTACCTGACGAAGAAAAACAAAAATGGTACGCATTTTTAAAAGAGTTAAGATATTTTGCCAAAAGAAATATGTTAACTTTTGAGCCTAGAGATATTACTAGAAGCAGTTTAAATATTAGAGATATCAAACAGGTCAGTCATGATGACAGTACCTATGATAAAGATGAAGTAGTAGATTTAGGTGAAAGTCGTATGTATGGTAGTAAAAAACGCAGTTACGAAAGTTATGGTCCAGTAAGAATTAAAATTCAACATACCAAGGAAGTTGCTGAGGAAGTTAGAGGCAGTCGCTCAAGAAACATTCAAGCATTGTTTGTTGAAAATGATCAAAGTGAAAGATTTAAACTACCGTTTACTAGCCTAATTGGCGCTCGTGCTATGGCTAGACATGTATCAGCAGGTGGTATTCCAACTGATGCTATAGGTGAACATATTACTAGTCTAGTAAATGAAATGATCACTTTAAGACCTTTTGTAAACGCTATGCGTACTAGAACGTTTGAAGATCAAGAAACACAAGGTATGTTAGAAGCCGCATTTGACTATCATAGACTGTTAAAACATACTCTTAACAAAATGAAAGGCAAAAAAGGTTATAATCAATTTAAAGAAAACTTTAAACCTAGCCAAGTAAAAGAACAAGACATTGATATTAACAATATTAAAGATAAATTTGTAAAACGTGTAATGGATGAGCGAGTAGAACAAGCACTTCCGTTAGTTCATAAGGCATATCAAATGATGAAAGAAAATAATAATCCATTTGCAAAAGAATTTGAATCATGGGCAACAAGACTAAGTGAAGGCACATGGCACATTCCAGAAACAGAAGAAGACATCAGAAAACTAGCAAAACTATTAAGAGATCCAGTTCAGTGTGGTGTTGATGGAGTAAATGGAGTTAATGCTTTAGGTGGACTAATTGGTGATGATTCACTATATGATGACATTGAAGCACTAGCAGAAGTAGATCCAGAAGCAGACTGTAACTCACTTATAGTGTCTTGGTTAGACAACAACATGCCAGAAGTATTAGAACAAATTAAAGAACTAAGTCCAGATGGTTTTGTACGTGATCAAGGTCGCGATAAAGAAGAAAATTACCGTCAACCTGGATTTAACAATCCTAGAAAATACACAGATGATCTTGGAATTATGGGTAAAAATAAAGAAGAAAAACCTAAAGACTGGGCACAGGCAGTGGCCGCAGACGAAAGCGTTGAAGAAGACAAAGAATATGAGTGCCCAACTTGTCAGGGTGCAGGCGAATGGCGAGATGAAGAACATAAAAAACACGATTGCCCAGATTGTGATGGTGAAGGTAAGTATGTTGATGTTGATGATCTGGAAGAAGGCAAAATGAAAGATTTATCAATGGACCTAAACGATTTATCTGACAAAGAGTTTGAAGAAAAATATGGCATGAAAAAATCAGATTGGGACGAAGTAAAAACACCAGGCTTAAGACAGGACCCAAACAAACCAGCATACATTAGTAAAAACTTAATGAAAGAAGGCGATGACTTATACGAAGCACACGAGAAATTAGAAAAATTAGTAGGACAAAGAGTGTATGTTAAGGACAAAGGCCAAACAGGTACAGTAGCACAAGTGTCTAACACACATAGCAACGCACTAGTAGTTGATATGGACAATGGCATGACTACTGTAACACACTTTACTGATTTAACCAGTGAAGATGACAAACCAAATGCAGTTAAAAGATACCTTGACATGCTTAAGGACGTATTTGATCTACACAAAGGTCGCGGACCAACACCAAAAGGTGGATATCCAAGTAAATCATGGGACACACTAGGCGAAGAAAAAAGAGATACACATTGTTCAGATAAGTGTTGTGGCAGTGATGTAAAAGCAGAAGATTGTGGCTGTCCACCAGACTGTCCACATTGTAACTGTAATGCCAACTTAGATGAAGCAGAAAAATATACACAAGACGACATTAAGGCCGCAATTAAATTAGCAAATAACTCAACAGGCAACATGACTGACGCTACTGATGCTATTGAATCAATAGCAGATGGTTTATCAGATCATCCTGATGTAGCAAAAGCACTTAAAAACGCAAACGAAAGTATAGAAGAAATGGCATCCCTTAGAAGACTATCAGGCTTAAAATAAATTGCTCTACCAACTGAGTAAAGCCACCTTAGGGTGGCTTTTTTTTGGCTAAATTGGTAAAAAAATCATTAAAACCCACTTGAAAGATAAATAAACATACTATATAATATAGAAGTGTTATGTAGTTTAGGCACAAACATTATGGCAAATTATCAAGGAGAAATACCATGGCAACAAGTTTAGCAGAAATTAGAGCAAAGTTACAAGCATCAGAAAACCGCGGAACAGGCGGCAATTCACAAGGCGGCGGCGACAACGCTATCTACGCACACTGGAATATTAAAGAAGGCGACACAGCCAAACTTAGATTTTTACCAGACGCAAACACAGACAATACATTCTTTTGGGTAGAACGTAACATGATTAACTTACCATTTGCTGGCGTTAAAGGATCAGCAGATAGTAAACCAGTTGTGGTACAGGTACCATGTGTAGAAATGTGGGGTGAAGCATGTCCTATTCTTGCAGAAGTAAGAACTTGGTTCAAAGATCCTAGTTTAGAAGATATGGGTCGTAAGTATTGGAAGAAAAAATCATACCTATTCCAAGGGTTTGTGAGAGAGAATCCAATTACAGATGATCAAACACCAGAAAATCCAATTCGTAGATTTATTATTAGTCCACAGATCTTTAACTTGATCAAAGCGGCTTTATTAGATCCAGAATTAGAAAACTTACCAACAGACTACCAAGGTGGTTTAGACTTTATTATTACTAAAACATCTAAAGGTGGTTATGCTGACTATTCAACTTCAAAATGGTCACGTAAGGAATCAGCACTAGACGCTACAGAAAGTGGCGCTATTGAACAATATGGTCTTCACAACCTAAGCGACTTCCTTCCTAAGAAACCAAGTGAAGTAGAGTTAAAAGTTATGAAAGAAATGTTTGAAGCATCAGTTGATGGTCAAGCATATGATTCAGAGCGTTGGGGTAATTACTATCGTCCAAGAGGCGTTCAAGTAGTTACATCATCAGCACCTGCTCAAGAAACTGCAGAGTCAAAACCTACAGCAGAAGCAACAACAGCACCAGCAGTTGAGGCTCCCAAAGTAGAAGAAACAACAGCAGAAGCGACTCCTACTGCACCAGTAGAAACACCAGCAGGTGAAAGTGGTAGCAAACGTGCTGAAGACATCCTAGCGATGATTCGCAACCGTAAGTCTTAATCAAGACTAAGTACATAGATGTTAAGTAGATTAGATGATATAATCTATCCTAATCGCTGTGAGGTAATAGAAATAAAATCCTCACAGCGTTACATCTATCCTATTTTTAAAAATGCTAGATCAAGTTTATACGAAGAAGCACATTTAAAAAAATATAAAATACTGTTTAACGAGCAACTTAAACGTATTGATTCTATAGATGTTATATTAAGAAATCCTGAAGAACGATTTATTAGTGGGGTCAATACATTTGTATGGAATTTAATTACAGAGCGTCCTAATTTTTCAAAAGACACTATTTTATATTTTGTTGAAAACTATTTGTTTTTAAATAGACACTATGCTCCGCAACTTAGTTGGATGATAAATTTATTTAGATACACAACTGAAGAAACTAAGTTTAATTTTGTTGGTATGGATAAACTTTCAGAATATACAGCAATACATGCAATACCTAGCAATGAAGACAAAATATTAGATAATGCTATCATATCACGATTGAAAAATAATGTTGATAATCAACATTATCTAAAGTTAGACAAAGCACTGTTAACATTAGTAAACAACAGTTGGACACGTAAACAAATTTTAGCACATCTTATGAACAGAGAACCAACTGCATTTTTTGAAACAATTGGTAAAAGCAATACAATCATTGGAGTAACTGATGTATTGTCCTAGACTAGACCATTTTGTTAGATTTCACCCTGAAGGCACTGTAAGTTGCTGTGGACATATGATTGGGCAACCAACATTTAATTCATATGAAGAAATGCAGTCAAGTGATTGGATGACTAAAACAAAAGAACAAATGTCCAATGAACAGTGGCCCAACGAATGTGTTAGATGTAAACAAACAGAAGAAATATCTAACTCTAGTATCAGATTAAATGCTATAAAATTTGACAAACTACAAAAGAAACAGGACTATTTAACAGTAGGTGGCATACTAGATAATGTATGTAATTCAGCCTGTCAATTTTGTAGCGAAGAACTAAGTACAAAGATAGGTGGGTTGACTAGCAAACAGTATCCTATATATGATAACAGTAAAGGATTTTGGTCATTACCTTTAGACAGAGTAGTACATTTAGATATTAACGGCGGAGAGCCTAGTGCTAGTAAGAACTATAAAGAAATACTAAAAAACCCGCCTAAAAATGTCAAAAGCATACGAATCAACACCAATTGTGCGTTGGTTATTGGCGAATTAGAGGCCTTATTAGAACGAGGCATACATATTACTGTTACAGTTAGTTTTGACGGGATTGGCCAAGTTCATGATTATGTTAGATGGCCTATTAAATGGGATAAGTTTTATAGTAATCTAATGAAATATAAAGACATGGGCATAAACAATCTTAATCTATGGACAACTGTAAATAGTTTAAATGTAGGAGACTTTGCTAACATCATTAATTTTAAAAATGAACATGGATTAGATCACAGTTGGTCATTATTAAATCAACCTGAAATGTTGGACATTAGATATGAAAATTGGTTAACTCTAGATGCTCGAGAAAAGTTATTAGAAAGTAAAAACCAAGAAGTATTACCTTTGTTAGATCAGTTAGCAACTTTAGAAAATAACAATAAACATCTAGTAGAGTTTATCAAACAACAAGACGCGATAAGAAAAATTAATTACAAAGATTATTATCAATGAAAATAGCAATCACAGGACATTCGGCAGGAATAGGACAAGCACTGGCTAAACAGTATGAACAGCGTGGCCATGAGATTGTGGGACTTAGTCGACGTAATGGCTATAACATTCGTAGTTTACCTAAAGTAGCAGATCAAATTGAGCCATGCGATTGGTTTATTAATAATGCCCAATCGGGATATGCACAAACAGAATTATTATTTGAAATGGCAAGACGTTGGCATAATGTTAAAGACAAATACATTATAAACATCAGTACTATGATGACAGTCAACCCAACAGTTGACCATGAGTCGTTGCTTGAATATCAAAATCAAAAGAAAGCATTAGAATTAGCACATTGGAGTATTGGGCATAATCAAGATTGGCCACAAATGACATTAGTTAAGCCTGGAGAAGTACTAACCGGCGATCACAGTGGACCTAGAGCATGTAATGTTGATGTATGGGCAGAAAAAGTAGTTGATACGTTAGAGCGTATTGACCCAACACTAAAAGTCTATGAGTTAAGTTTAGGAGTTAACTACGCTAATGAATCCTAAAGAATATCTAACTAATAAAATGTTTTGTCCTATACCGTGGACTGGATTTCAATATATCGGGTCAACCGGTAACGTATTAAATTGCATTCGCAGTCAACGCCCAATTGGTAATCTTCATAACAATAGTATACACGAAATTCTAGCAGAGAATATAGAAACTAAACAAAACATGCTTGATAGCAAACCAGGATTAGGGTGTAATGTTTGTTATGATTTAGAAAAAGATAAAAAAAGTTATGATATTATTAGCGATCGTGTGTTTTATTTAAAAGAACTTAAAGGCACACCACTTACTACATATGATGATATTAAAAACTTTGATTTAACTACGGTAGATATAAGATGGTCAAACTCTTGTAACTTTGGATGTACTTATTGTGGGCCTGAATATTCTAGTACTTTGGCAAAAGAGTTTAAGATTAAACAAATAAATCCACCCAAAGAGCGTGTAGAAGAACTTAAAAAATTTGTGTTTGATAACGCACACAAACTTAAACACGTTTATCTAGCAGGTGGTGAGCCACTATTAATGAAAGAGAATGAGGAACTACTTAAATTATTATTAAAAGTAAACCCTAACGTTAATCTTAGAGTAAACACTAATTTAAGCAAAACAGGCACACCGGTATTTGATCTAATATGTCAGTTTAAGAATGTACACTGGATTATAAGTATTGACGAGTTAGACAAGCAATTTGAATTTGTTAGATATGGTAGTAAATGGGATGATTTTGTTGACAACTTAACTAAAATAAAACAAACAGAACACAAAGTAAGTTTTAATATGTTGTATCATTTGTTAAACTTTAGATCATTATTTGAATGTGTTGATTGGCTTAAAAGTCAAGGTTGGCATGACAATAGTTTTATTATTGGTCCAATTTTAGGACCAGATTGGCATGATGTAAGACACTTGCCTGACGTCAGACTGAACGAAATTAAAGAAATATTAGAAACTAGAATACAAGATTCTAAATATTTGTTAAAAGAAAGTTATCAAAGTTTGTTAAATCATATTAGTGAACCATTTACTAAAAATTTAGAAAATTCTTTAAAAGAGTTTGATATTAGATTTAGCAAAAGAAAAACTAACAGTATTAAAGAAGTTTTTCCAGAATTATATGAATAATATTCCTAATACATTTTGCCCTGCTAAATGGGATGAATTATTAGTTAATTTAACTAATAACTATGTTTATTCTTGTTGCAAGGCTAAGCCTATAGAATTTTTAGATAAAAAAGATATTACATCGGTATTAGACACACAAAAACATAATCTACTCAGTGGGGTACAAGATTCATCGTGTAATTATTGTTGGTTAGTTGAGGAACAAGGATACAAAAGTCTGAGGCATGAATACTTAGATCAATTTGATAATAATACAATTAATCAATATTTAGATAATAGTGCTACTCCAAAGTTAATTGAAATTAATATCGGTAATGAGTGTAACTTTCAATGTACGTATTGTAATCCAAAATTTAGTAGTCAGTGGGAACACGATATCAGAGAAAAAGAATATAAAATATTTTCAGATAAATCTTTTTATTCGTTAAATGAACAAAAAAATAAAAATATAGTAGATGAATCAATCGAATGGTTGCAACATCAGAAACCGGA